ACAATATTGGGTTTCAGAGGGAAGGTGCACGTCGAAGACATCCTTGATCGGTTGGTCCGCAAACACCTTTGTTAACTTCTGTTGCTCGTATTGTAGGTTTGTCCGGAGACGCGACTCGTATTGTGACCTAACCTACTTGGGCAAACGAGCGTAAGTTGCAGATTCTAAGGGGTACACTCAACTGATCGTCGGACGATCTTAAGGTTAGTCCCTACCCTGGTGCTTTCTAGCAAGGATGGTTACTGATTGTATTGCTTTGTTTAATCACCTCATCAAATGGCTTAATCCTTCTAGGATAAGCGGATTTGCTAGTTGGATGGTTAAACAAGGACGGGACTTGTGGATGCAATTTAAGGCGTGGTATTGGGGTTTGAATTGTGACATCCATGAGAGATTCGTGCGTTTAATGGTGCCAGTTGTACCAGAAATTGATGCAACTTTGTTCAATGATGAAATGACACAACTGGCGATGAAAACAGACGACATAGCTTTGGAAGAGAAGCTAGAGGAATGCTTGGTGTTGGATTTGTCCATAAACCAAGAATATAATCAGGTATTGGGTACACGTATGAAGCCTGATGAAGTGTTGTTTATGGAAACTCCTTTGGGGCCAGATGGCAAACCAATAGAAAATGGTGAAGCATCAGAAGAGGAAATACAGAAGGTGCTAACTGGTCTTGAAACCGATGAGATTGACCTTACGGATGATGAAATTGAAATTGCTAGGTCGATTAAACACAAACAACACGCACAATTCAAATTGGACCGACAAGCTATGCGTAAACAACGTCATAAGATACGCGATGGTATGATGGAACGCGCCTGTAGAGCTATGGAAATACGTCTCCGCGTTCGACATGGATTGGTGCCAAGTAATGAGTTGAATGAACAGGCTTTACGAATGACGGCTTTGAAAATTTGTGAGGAATACAACATTAATGATGCAGATACTTTGTTGCTCACCAACAAACCGGTATGGAAGGCTATGATCCCTGATCAAATGCAAATGGATGCACTGAGGATCATTTATAATTCTGAAACACAAAGTCGCTTGAACACAGTGGAGATGTTGCGCAATAGCGCTAAGTTCTCCGTGTTCAACCTTCAACCCAACTGTTGAAGGGGCCTAATCAGCTATCCGGGTTTTGATACTAAATCTCCCAGATTGGGGATCCCGGAAGTCACGCTAGCTGAAAATTTGGGCAGGAAAGTCGTGAAAAATAGTCGCAAGGCCTACACATTTGTGGGGCTTACTGCTGGTTCGCGTGTTGGGTTTCATAACCCTTCACTTGTTAATATCGTACGTGCGTTGGAGGAGAGGGTGTTTCGTGTCAAAGATGACAATGGTAAATTTGTTAAACCACCCCTACCTGCTGCACGGTCATTCCGCGATTTAGAGATGACAGAGTTCCGTAAACGCTACTTATCTGTTGTAGGTGCTTTGTCCCCTCACTCTATAGATGAAATTTTAAGCTGTTATAAAGGCAAGAAGAGAGCTGCGTATGAATTGGCTGCTAAGGATTTACATTTACCTATTACTCAGAAGGATGCAAGGATCTCAGCTTTTGTGAAGGTTGAGAAAATCGATTTGGGGTTAAAAGAAGATCCCTGTCCGCGTCTGATCCAACCAAGAGGGAAACGATATAACTTGAGACTGGGGCAATTTCTACGCCTGCATGAGAAGTACCTTACTAAATCAATAGACAAAGTATTCGGTGAGACTACAGTTTTATCTGGATACGATAGCTTTGTGCAAGGTAAGATAATTCTCAGTAAGTGGAAGAAGTACACAAACCCAGTAGCTATTGGATTGGATGCCAGTCGGTTCGACCAACATACCAGTGTGCAAGCATTAAAATTTGAGCACAGTTGTTGGAACGGTATCTTCTGTAATAAGCAGTTGAAAGCTCTACTGAAAATGCAGTTATATAATCAAGGAACAGCTTATTCACCTGAAGGGATGGTTCGATATAGAACCACCGGATGCCGCATGTCCGGTG